ATAATAAACATAACTTATAATACTGAAAAGTAATGAAATTATGCCCAAAAAGAAATCAGAACATTATGTAAATAACAAAGAATTGTTAGAGGCAATGATTAATTACCGTATTCGGGTAGAAAAATCATATATGAAGACTTTCAATAAAGACCTCACTGAGTTTCCAAAGCAAGAAAGAGGAAAGAAATGGGAAGGTAAACCACCTATCCCGAACTATCTTGGCGAGTGTTTCTTGAAGATTGCAACACACCTCTCATACAAACCCAATTTCGTTAATTACATGTTCCGTGAGGATATGATTTCTGACGGCATTGAGAATTGCGTTCAATACATCCATAACTTTGACCCAGAGAAGTCTAAGAACCCATTTGCATACTTTACTCAAATCATCCACTATGCCTTCCTGAGACGCATCCAGAAGGAGAAGAAGCAACTGGATATCAAAACTAAAATCATTGAGAAGACAGGGTTTGATGAGGTGATGATGGTTGACGATAGCTTGCTTTCTGGGCATAGTTCGGAGTATAATTCGATTAAAGATCAAATTCAGTATAGGAATCGGTAATGCTCAGAGGTAAAGACTTGCTGAATAAGGCAAGGGAATCTAAAAACTCAAACACTCCTCATCCTATCAGCAAAGATGAAAGAGATTACATTCTTTTAGTTGAATGGTATAAACACGGAATATAATAATGAAAGTTGCCATCATCACAGATACTCATTATGGTGCCAGAAAAGGTTCCAAATATCTGCACGACTACTTTGAGAAGTTCTATGATGATGTCTTCTTCCCCACTCTGGAGGCAGAAGGCATCGATACTGTCATTCATATGGGTGATGCCTTTGATAGTCGCAAGTCAATCGATTATCAGAGTCTGGAGTGGGCAAAACGTGTTGTATTTGAAAGACTCAAAAAGTATGATGTTCATATGATTGTAGGAAATCACGATACCTACTACAAAGATACGAACGAAGTAAACTCTCCAGAACTCCTCCTACAGACTTATTCCAATATTAAAACCTATAGTCAACCCACTGAAGTAACTATTTCTGGATTGAATATTTTATTCCTGCCTTGGATTAATCGGCAGAATGAAAAACTTTCTATCGAGAGTATTAAAAAGTCTAACAGTAAAGTTGTTATGGGTCACCTTGAACTCAACGGGTTTAGAGCACACCGTGGACACGTCATGGAAGATGGTATGTCCATCGACATCTTTGAGAGGTTTGATAAAGTGTTTTCAGGACACTACCATACAAGGAGCGACAACGGACGAATCTTCTACCTAGGCAATCCTTATGAGATGTTCTGGAACGATGTGAACGATACTCGTGGGTTTACTATCTTTGATACGGATACCCTCACTCACACTCCAATTAATAATCCTTATAAATTATTTTATAACATCTATTATGAGGATACCAATCACAAACTCTTCAATGCTACAGAGTATGAGAACAAGATTGTAAAAGTAATTGTTCGTAAAAAGTCAAATCCAAAAGACTTTGAAAGGTTTATTGATAAACTTTATACTGTAGGAGTCCAGGATCTTAAGATCATTGAGAACTTTGATATCCAAGAATCTGAAGAGTTTGAAATTGATGAAGAAGAGAATACTCTATCAATTCTGAATCGTTATATTGACGAGTCGGAGTTTGAACTTGATAAGAACATTATTAAAGGTATCTTCCAAGATTTGTATAGACAGGCTTGCGAAGTGGAGTAAATGTATCTTTTAACTCTTAAAGACAACAAAGACGACGGTGCCTATGCCGTTCAAGATAAGCACGGTAATAAAGTGTTATTTTTGTTTGAAGAAGAGGACGATGCTGAAAGATATGCTATGATGCTAGAGGACCAAGAAGATGCTATAATGGATATTGTAGAAGTAGATGATGAACTTGCGATAAAAACTTGTAAGCACTATTCGTATAAGTATGCGATTATTACACCTAATGACATTGTGATTCCTCCTAATAATGATAACGTTCAAAAAGATTAGATACAAAAACTTTCTTTCTTCTGGTAATGCATTTACAGAGATTGATTTTCAACAACATCATACAAATTTAATTATCGGAACAAACGGTGCGGGCAAGTCTACGATGCTGGACGCTCTCACCTTTGTGTTGTTCAACAAACCATTCCGTAAGATTAATAAACCACAACTCATCAACTCTACAAATGAGAGAGATTGTGTAGTTGAAATTGAGTTTTCTGTGAATGGTCGTGATTATTTGGTTCGTAGAGGAATCAAACCAAATGTCTTCGACATTGTTGTTGATGGATCTCCACTTCATCGTGAAGCAGATGATCGTGCAAATCAAAAAATTCTTGAAGAGAACATCCTCAAAGTAAATTATAAATCTTTCACCCAAATCGTTATCTTGGGTAGTAGCACTTTTGTACCCTTTATGCAATTGACGACTGCAAATCGTCGTGAGGTGATTGAGGACCTGCTTGATATTCGCATCTTCTCTGCTATGAATAATCTTATCAAGGAGAATATTCGTACAAAGAAAGACCAGATTAAATCTCTTGACCTTAAGAAAGAAACTCTTAAGGATAAGATGAAGATGCAACAGAACTTTATAGAAGAACTTGAGAATCGTGGTAATGCAAATATCGATGCTAATAATAAAAAAATTGATAAGTTAGATCAAGAAGTTCTTTTTTACATGAAGGAAAATTCTGTGTTTGAAGAGGATATCTTTAAGTATACCAAGGAGCAGGAGGAGGCTACTGGAGCCAGAGAAAAGTTATCAAAACTAAACAATCTTCGGGGAAAGATGTCTCAAAAGGTAAGCACCATTACCAAAGAGCATAAGTTTTTCAAAGAAAATACGGTTTGCCCAACCTGCACACAGGGTATAGAGGAGTCATTTAGGTTAAATAGAATTAAGGACGTTCAAAATAAGGCAAAGGAACTTAAAGATGGATATGCAGAACTTGAGAAAACAATCGAGTTCGAACAGGAAAGAGAGCGTCAATTCAATGCCCTATCAAAGGAGATTATAAAATTAACGCATGGCATTTCTCAAAACAATACTCGGATTGGCCTCAATCAAAGACAAATCCGAGATCTTGAACATGAAATTCAAACTATTACCAGTAACTTACAAAACCGAAATACTGAACATGAGAAGCTAGAAGAGTTTAGAACTAATCTCCAAAAGACAATTGAATACCTCTCAGACAAAAAACAAGAAATCGTACATTACGATTTTGCCTACTCCCTTTTAAAGGACGATGGCGTAAAAACAAAAATCATCAAAAAGTATCTTCCATTCATTAATCAGCAGGTTAATCGTTACCTTCAGATGATGGACTTCTACATCAACTTCAAACTTGATGAAGAGTTTAATGAAACGATTGAATCTCCCATTCACGAGAACTTCTCTTATAGTTCTTTTAGTGAGGGTGAGAAAATGAGAGTTGACCTTGCACTTCTTTTCACTTGGAGGGAAGTTGCAAGACTCAAGAACTCGGTAAATACAAATCTGCTGATTATGGATGAAGTATTTGATTCTTCACTTGATGGTTTTGGAACCGAAGAGTTCCTAAAGATCATTCGTTATGTCATTAAGGATGCTAATATATTTGTCATTTCCCATAAATCAGACTTACATGACAAATTTGAAAGTGTCCTAAGATTTGAAAAGGTTAAAGGATTTTCACGTATGGTATCCTAATACAGGAGAAACTATGGTTACCCCAAACTGGAAGCACAACTCAGGTAAAGAACCCAAACGAACTCTTAAACCTCAGGCAATGAGGGCACGAAAGGAGGCACTCAGACAATTTAAGAAGCGTCACATGAACCCGTCCAAGAGGCGGGTTTTGTCGTATTATGAGTCTATACGAACAGAACACTATGTCGGTACAGCACGAAATCAAATCCCAACTTGCTAAACTTCTTGCTACCGAAGACCTTGTAGTCGAACACAAAAACGTTGAGACTGCCTGCTTTAACGTCCACACCCGTGTGCTAACCCTCCCTCTGTGGGAGGGTGCCACCAATGAGATTTACGATATGTTGGTGGCACACGAGGTGGGTCACGCACTCTATACACCCGATCGTGACTGGTTGAAAGAATACAAAATTCCCCCACAGTTTGTAAATGTGGTTGAGGATGCACGTATTGAGAAACTGATGAAACGTCGTTATCCTGGTATTCCTAAAACTTTCTATCGTGGTTACAGTGAACTCTCCGAACAAGATTTCTTTTCAATTGAAGGGGTAGATATTTCTAAGATGAATCTTGCCGATAGGGCAAACCTATATTTCAAGATTGGTAATTTTGTTGAGATTCCTTTTGGTGAAGACCTTGAGATGCCCATCATCCGTATGATTGATGGTTGTGAGGACTTTGATGATGTTCTTTTGGCTGCACAG